CATTTAAAAATTTTCGCTTCTCTAAATACTTTAGCAACTTTTTTTCCTTTTTTAATTATTTTTTTTAAAATTCCCATTACTTTCTACCCCATTTAATATCTAAAACATTTTCACTTGAAAAAGCCATGCCTAAATCTCCACTAAAAAATCTTTGTTGAGATGTGCTATTAGTTTTTCTTCCTGATTTCTTTTCAAAATCTGCCCAATGAGAAACGACATTTAAATTTAATACTGAATCTGTTTCTGTTTCTTGAATTGAATAAGTTTCTATATTACCTTTATATAATAAAAAAGGATCAGCAATAATGGCATTATTAGAATCTAAAAATGCTCTATAAATAGTAACTGCATCATTAACAATATTTTCTGCTAAAGCTAATGAGATATAAGTTTGATCTGCTCCTGATAAAGCAATAGTTAAACTAGATTTATTAATATCAGTTTCTTCTGAATACTCTGGTATATTTACTAAAAAACTACTTGATGTATAAGTAACACTAGAACCTGAAACACTTGAAGTTAAATTGTGAACACAATCAGTTATATTTTGTGGTGTGCCAAATCCTATGGTAATCAAATGAACAGGTTTAATTTCATTCGTTGCTAGATGGGTCTTGACCCCTGATGTTAAGCTTCTCGTCATAAATCTCGTATGTTGTTCGTTTTATCTTTTCACCATCTTTTACCACAACAAAAGAAAAAGTGCTATCTGGAGTTTTATACTTTTTTAAATCGTTTTGTTTAATGTCTATTTCTGATTCATCTACAACTTTTTCAGCAACAACATCAACATTGCACCAATGTTTGATTAAGTATTTCATTATAAAGATTCTTCAACATCAAACTCATATTTATATAAACTGTTTCCATCTTTATCTGCACCAACCACTCCAAATTCCTGAACATCATTTGTTAAATGAACTGTAAAAGCAACATCATCATAAGTCACTGCTGAATTATTTACTATATCTGCAACTAAAGGTGGCTCAATCGTAACTGTTGCGGCATTAGACGAACTGGTTACATCTGAAACCACCATATATACCTTTGTATGCGATGCAAAGGAGATAAAATCTCCTGCTTTAAATCTTCCAGCACCATCTCCAGCAAATCCGTCCATAGCGATTGTAGTATCTCCAGCGGATTGTGCACCATTAACTAAAACACTTCCTGTTTCACTTCCTCTTGCATCTTCTATTTCTGTTGGAACAATAGTAAAATTTTCTTTTCCACTTCTTTGTTTAACGATAAAAGCCATTAATTCGCCATAAGCAGTTGCTCTAGTTGATGTAATAATAGAAATAGTAAATGCCCATCTTTGTGCGTCAATCGTTCTTGATAATTTTTTTCCACTTATTGATTTAGAAATAAGAGTTGGTTGAATAGACTTAATGCCTAATGTTGAAAATTTAGAAGATGATATTGGAAATGCTCCACTCATTATATGATACCTCTTGAGCCTTTTTCGTTCATAGCACTATTAATAATAGATGTAATTGTTCCTCTGTTTTGTGCTAACATTTCAGAAAATCCAGTAGCATCTAAAGTTGTAATTGAAAAATTTACATTAACACCACCACCAGTACCTCTAGCATTTTGTTGTATTTGTCCTGTTGAGTTAGGAACAAATAATTCTGCACCTCTTTCTCCTACTACAACTGGTTTACCTTTTGATACTGCACCACCACTTGCAAAATGTGGTATGCCTTGACCAAGCATTCTTAATCCAGATTGAAACATTAATTCTTTATTTTGTTTTTTGATTTCTGCTGTTTTTTTCTTTTCTGCAATTAACCCTTTTTCAATTAAAAAGTTTTCTATTTGTCTTTGCAAAACTAATTGAATTGCAAATGCTAAAATATCAACTAATAATTTTTGTGCTAATTCTTTTAAACTTTGATTTAATTGTTTTCCTAATACTACTGCTTCTGCTAATGCTCTTGAAAAGTTTTTAACTCCACCTAATATCATTTTACCAACTGTATTATTGATAGACTCAAAATCTTTTTTAATTTGTTGTCCAACAACATCGGCAACTTTCTGCATACTCAATTTAATTTCTTCTGCTTCTTCTTTAGCAACATTCATAGCTTGTTCTAATTCTTTCATTTGTGCGGCAGATAGTTTCATATTTTCTTCTACCATTTTAATAAATTTAGCGACTCCCTCTGAATGTTTACCCCAAGCTTCTGTATCTTTTTGTGCACCAAAAAGTTTTTCACTAATTTTTTCTAAATCAATGCCTAATAGTTTAACCAATCCACTAATTGCAACAACAAGCATTTTTCCTTTACGACCAAGCATTAAAAAACCAATAATACCTAATTCTCTAACTCCAGCTGGAAGTGCTTTAACTAAATCAATAGTGCCACCAATACCTAAAGCTACTGCTTTAAAGACTAATGAAAACATATCTAATAACCTTGCAACTCCCATCATAGCTTGTTTAACAACATTAACTAAAGTAGTTCCAACCATAGTCGCAAATCCAGTCATAGCTTTTGAGTTTTGTTCTATTAATTTATTAACAACTACTAATGCGTTTTTAACAAAATCAAAAAATCCAGCTTGGTTTGTTTCTAATTTAAACTTAAATAATTTGTCGCCTAACATTGACAAAGTACCAGTAAAAGTTGTTGCTAATACTTCTGTGGCTTTAGAAAATCTACCATCTTCTCCAAATAATTCTTCAAATCTTTTTACTGTTTCTTCTGTGGTTACTGTTGCTCCAGCTTTAAATCCTAATAAGGCTCTAACCCCTCTATCTCTAAATAAATCTGCCGCACCTATACCAGCAGAAAACGATCTTTGAATTTGTTCAGATGTAGTTCTAAAATCTAATCCTGTAACTGCCGCTACATTACCAGTAATTTTCATTATTTTATTTAATTCATCTGCGTCTTTTGCAACAACTGCTAAATTTCCTGAACCTGCCGCAATTTCTTCTAGTGAGAAAGGAACTCTAGCCGCAAAATCAATTAAACCTTTAAATGCTTTTTTACCTTGTTCAACATTACCAAATAAGAAATTAAATCTTAATCCTAATTCTTCTACATCTCTACCAACTTTGATAATGGAACGAACAACAAGACCACCACCTATTCCTATAAGTGCTGATTGAACTGAAAATATTGATGCTCTTAAATTGGTAAGACCAGCTTTGATTCCTCTAAATGCCGCCCTTGTTTTATCTCTTGCTAATATATTTAAAACTAAATTTTGTGCCATTATCTATGCCTTGCTTTTATCATTTCTGCTTCTTGATCTTCTTGCTCATTCAATAAAAATCCTAACCAATGGTTATACTCCCACATTTCCATTTGTAAAACAGACTGTAAAGGTATTTTTAACCTATCAGCAACAATAAGTAAATTCTTTAATTCAGGGTTTATTCGGAGTTTTTTTTTACTTCGTCAGGAGTAATAACTTGAACCATAGCGGTTGCTATTCTGGAAAGTACATCAGAATCAGTTTTGTGCATTAATGCTAATTTATCTTCTAATGTAAATAATTTATTTCCATCTTTATCAATGGCTTTCATAACAATAATATCAGCAAGAATACCGACATCATTAAGATTATCAGACTTTTTAAATAACTTATTCTTTTCAGAAAGGGTTATAGGATTCCAATAAATGACACTTGGATTACCAGCTTCATCTTTCCATTCTGCAATTTCTATAGATTGAATACCTAAAGACTCAAAATGAGATTTTGCTCTGTCAATCAATTTCATATAAAATGATTATTATTAGACAGTTCCTCTTGTTAATGCTCCTGTGCCTTGAAAAGTAACACTTCTTGAAATGATTGCATCCATAGAGTTATTAACTGACATTCCAGTTATAATTCCTGTACCTGTAAATTTTTCATCTCCTGAACTATTACCCTCTGGTAATAAAATAAAAGAAATTGAAGAACCAGCAGTTAATGTTTGTTGCGGAGAATCAGTTTCATCATAATTCATTTCTAAAGTTCCTGAAAATGATGTTCTTCCAGCTACAAATGATTTAGTTGCATCTGTTAAAGCTGTATCTTCTACAACATCTGCAGTAGTTTCAAGTGTAAAACCTGTCAGTTCCCCAACACCAGTTCCACCAGCAGTTACGACTCCTTCTTTTCCGTGATGTGTTGCCATGTTTTAGTATCCTTTTTACTTGTTTGCTTGTTTTGTTTTTCTTGTTTCCAGCCTAAAGCTAAAAAATTTTCAAGTTGAGTTTCATTAATTGTAACTTCATTCCCATCTTTATATAATTTAATGTCTTTAGCCATAATGTCTTTTACTATTTATCTTCTTCTTCGTCAAGTTCTTCATCATCTTCCCACTCATTTTCTTCATCTTCCATATCCACAGTATTACCATCGTCTATTTCTCTATGAGTGTCAATAAGTTCTTTAATATCTGCTACTAATTCTTCAATTTTATCTAATTTCTTTTCTGCTTTGTCTAATGTTTTATCGTTCATATTTTATCCTATGGAGTTGCACTATCATGTTCATAAATTACTCTAACAACCATACTGATAGCACCATAAGGAAATAGAGTACCAGCATCAGTTTCTAATGAAATAACTTCTGTATCTAATGCTTTGTTGTTTCGTGTTATATCAGATTCAAGTTGTGTTTCAATAGCACTTGCTAAATTATTTCTAGCAGTATCTATATTATCCTCAGTTCCCTTTGTATATCCTGTAATTAAAAATTCTAAATTACAAATTCTAGTTTTAGCACCACTTCCTACCTCTTGATCTTCTTTAGTTTCTTCTTGTGTTTGAACTAATACTGCTGGATATTGTGCTTGTGATAATTCCTCTAAATTAAAAGGTTGTCTTGTAACTTTTTTAATTGATGGACTTGATATTCCCTCAATAGTGGAAACTATATGACTTGCAATATCTTCTCTTTTACTCATAGTTTTAAACCTTTAATTTGTCGTTTCATAAATCTCTCAAATTCTTTTCTTATAGCAACTTCTGTCTTTTTATTATAGCCAAAAAATGGTCTTTTAGGTAATTTGTCAGTGCCATAATGATGCCACTTTGCTTTGTCAGCTTCTTTTTTACTTCTAAAAAATAATTGAACTTTCTTTTTGTTTGCAACCTTTGAAGTAAAATTATTTAACATTGCTCCAGTATCATATAGATCAACTGTTGTTTTACCTTTAGCTTTACTATATCCCTCACTATATGCTGGAAACTTACGATTGTGAGTATCTTTTCCTTTAGAAGTTTTATCTAAAATAATTTCTCTTAATTGTAATCCAGCTAATTCTAATCCTATTTTTGTTATTCTGGGGAATTTCTTAAAAAATTTATTAAATCGTTTTCTAACTAAAGGTAAGTTAGATGTAATTCTACCAGCTATCATTATCTAGTTAATCTTCTATAACTATGTAAAGGTTCTCTTTCACTAGCAGAGATTGATCCCCCAGCATCGCTATCATAACTAACCCCATCTTCCAATATAGTTTGAAATTCTTTGATGTAAGCTGATGAATAAAACTCAATCATTCTTTCAAAACGATCTTTGTCAGCTTCAGGTCTAAATTTAGTTAAAGCTGGTAGAAAAAATCTTGATAAAAATAAATAAACTCCAGCTCTTTCAAACTGGTCTAAATCTATTTTTGTATTAACCATTTCAACAGTATTTAAAACTGTGATGTCTGTATTAATATTACTTTTATACATTGGCCACCACTTGATTCT